GCATTCCAAGCGAACTCTATGCCTGCCCGAATGGCATCTACTATAGGCATCACTATGCCCTTAATGGCATTCCAGGCACCCTCAAAGATTCCCTTCACGGCATTCCACAGGCCCTCGAAGAATCCCTTGATGGAGTCCCAGTTGGTGATTATCAAGTAAGCTGCTACGGCAATCGCTGCGATGATGATAAGGATCAGGCCCATTGAAATGTTTAGGCCTGCCATAGCACCGGATAAGATTCCCGTGGTAGTAGCTGTAGTCGCTTCTGCGGCTGAAGTAATACCCAGCATAGAAGCTAGGAATGGCATTACTCCCCCAGCTGCAGTAACTTTTACAGCCAATGCACCAAAGCTGGGTCCCAGGTCCTTGACTGACTTAAGAAGGCCAGCACCTCCAGAGATAAGTCCGATGACACCAGATATCCCACCAAGGTAGAAGTTGACCATGGCGTCATCTACATTGCCCGTAGCCATCTCGGCCTTCTCTTCCGCAATAGCCAACCTTTCTTGGGCCTGCTGTAGATCTAAGGCGGCCTGAGTAGCTTTAGGGGAGTCCTGCCCATACTTGTTAACTGCATCAGTTAATTCTTCCTGCTTCTTCTGTACTTCCTCTTGTGACTTAGATAGAATAAGGTTAGCTTTAGATGCAGTCGTCTGAGCCTTCTGAACTTCATCATAGGAATCATAGAGAACATAAGCTCCCAGAGCCAGGTTAGTGGCTGACCGGCCCACCTCCAAGAAGCTGGATCCAACAGACTTACTGGACTCCTTGACATTCTTAGCGGTGTTGGTGACTTTCTTGTCCTTCTCGTCTTCTGACGTATTTATCTTGTTGTTGGCAGTCTGAACATCATCGGCAGTTTGACCTACCGCCTGGGACGCCTCATTACAGGCATTCTTAACACCTGTTGCATCTCCTGTGATTTTAACATTGAGTTCCTGTTCGGCTATAGTACCACCTCCGTTCCACCCGCCAGAGAGTTCATCATGCGGATGTGTGCAAGAGTTTCCAGAGGAGACAGGGGAGGCTTCTCAGGTTCCGGTGTCCTGGGGATAGTCATGAAGTCTTCTTCTGTCCACTGCTGCTTCTCAGAACCGAAGAAATTAGTAGCAAAGAAAGCTGCAACTCTGCCCAGTTGCGTCTCTCTTACTTCACGGGCCATAGCATATCTGTGGGCGAGGGCATCATGCATGCGGAATGTCATCTGGAATAACTCGTTCCCATGACAATTCAGGTCATACCACCCATGCGCCCATAGATCATGATAGTCTATGGGCTCTTCCGGTTTGGGCTGTTCGCCATCTCCTGAGCCTTCTTACGAATCTCCTCAGTAGGAGTAGGGGAAGAAGCCTCAATGACACGAGCGATCATGGTGTTTACCACAGGGGCCTGCTTGGAAGTGTAAGATCTGGCGATCTCGGCCTTGGTGGGACTCTTCTCGGGATTGTCTATGTCATATAACCCCGCATAGAGCAGGTCAATGATATCTCCCATACGGGCCTTTCCCTGCTTATCCTTGAAGTCAAAGTCCTTGATCCTCTTACCACAGATCTCCTCGTACACGTACATAGTGCCAATGGTAAAGGAAAAGTTAAGGAGTTTGTCGGGCAATCCCTGCTGCTCAAGGCGAGTAAGGACTGTCCGACCGGTGGGAACCATTATCATTCCGATCAGCTGCTCCTGTAGAGGTTGACCCTGTAGGGCTTGGGGACCTTGCCAGCATCCTGAGTGGTGATCAGCAGCCTCGTAGTACCCACAGGGGTAGTGATTGCCGAGGAGGCAGAGCCACTGGTTAGGGTCTGAACCAGGACATCGTTCACATACAGAAGGATGGTAGCTGAAGCCTTGGTGGCAGTGATGGTCACCGAAGCCGTTCCAGCAGTCAGAGAGTCACCGTAGTCGTAGATCCCAGCGGTGAGGCCCGGAATCAGGCTACCCACAGAGATGGTCAGACCAGTCAGATCCCCAGAGAGGGCGTAGGTCAGTACCGGTTGTCCGGTGACGGCGATCGTTACCACGAACTTGGCGGCATCCTTGGCATCCTGAGGGGTGACAGTCTTGCAGCTCTTCACATACCCCGTGAAGCCCCAGGAGAACGGAAGTCCAGTCGGCCCATCAATGGTGAAAGAGCTTATGGTACCCGCAGCCTGGTCCGTAACCAGTGCCTGCTGGACCGCATCCGTGGGGATGTAGTTGCACTCGATGGTGAGGTCCTTACCGCTCTTCAGCCCGGGGATCTTCTCTACCCATCCGCCGGACCCAGAGTTAGTAACCTCCACATCATCAGTCTCTATCTCGAAATCACCCAGCTTGGTGACTTCGGCAATTGCTACGCCCGCCCTCTTAAAGGTCGTGCCATGGGCAATCTTTGCTCCAGTCGTCATCTTATTCGCTCCTTTGTACTCCGAAGTTTTGGGCCAACGTGATGCATCTGTTTCCGTCCCAGCCTAGAGGAAAGATCTCCTGAAGGGGTTCAAAGCACAGATACTTGGTCGTACCCAGGACCACATCTTGAGCGGCCCTCAAAGTAGTTTCAGCTTGCCTTATCCAGTTCCAAGCTAGGTCGTAATCTTCAAGGTACCTGACCTTGACCTGCAACCCAGGCCTCTTTATGATCTTGTGATCAGCGGTTTCGATCTCAGTCCGGCCAGCATACTCGAAGATAGTGAGGTTGTTAAAGGGCTCATCAGGCATGTATCCATAGAACATGTTGGATGAGGTACCCACTCCTTGAGCTATCAGATAGTCATATACCTCCTTTAAGAAGCTCATGTTGATCTCTCCTCCGCTTGCCTCATGTAGTTTAACATGAGAGGAATTAGATCGTCTATCATAGCCATGAGTGGTTGCTCCAGGAATTTTGCCTGGCCCACAATGTGATGAGCTTGAAGATTCTCATGAACATAGATGGCATA